CAAGACCCTTCGCTCATGTCCAGTTCTTGTAAACTTGTTAAACGTGTGACCCGACCCTCTTCCGGTTTCGGTTTGTAGACTTTAGGAAAACGTCGATGTATGCGTGACGCAATCTTCTGAGCAAGCGAATGCACAGCGCGTGGTATGCGGTATGACTGCTCTAACACTTCCGATCCGCTGTCCAGACTTTGAAAGAACTCTACGTCTGCCCCACTGAAACGGTAAATAGCTTGGTCATCATCGCCCGCTATGTACATCTTCTTGGACTTACGGTCGAGAATGTGAGCAATATCCCACTGTAGTGGCGATAAATCCTGCGCTTCGTCAAGAAAACACACCTCAAACTCGGGGCAAATAAACTCTGAGTCTTTTGCAAACAGCGTAAGCATGTCGGTGTAATCAAGTAGACCGTGTATCTTTTTGTATTCCACGTAGCTTCGTTCGATGTAATCAACTTCATGCCACGGTAGCTCCACAGAGCTGTCGTTGTACTCTTTGCGTAGCGACGTTTTCTTTAATCGTGACAGGTTAATCAAGGACAGAACTTCGTGCTCAACCAAGGCCGGACCGTCCTCTATGTTCATGTCGTTGGTTACGTTCAGGGCAACGCCGATCTTGTTAGACAGGTCATCAAAGTGGTCCTTCTGCATCAAGTTATGCTTTTGCACAGACAGGGTCCTGTAAGCAAAACTGTGTAACGTGCGAAAGAAAGGCAGCTCCTCATAACTTAATTCGAACCGATCAGCCGCACGCTCTTTAGCCTCGTTAGCCGCTTTACGGGTAAACGCCAAAAAGGCAATGCGGTCAGGAGAAACTCCGTCCTGTAAAGCGTTATCTACCATGTTAAGTAACCGGGTAGTCTTCCCTGTGCCCGGTGGTCCGAATATTCTAAACATTGATTTCCTGTTTCTTTCTCGTTACGAAATCAACAGCAAGCTTTTTGCCGCATCCTTCAGGAACTTTAGTGATCGTTCCACCTTTAGCTAAATAGGCTTTGATATCGGCTTCCAGTTTCTTGCGTACTACCTCGTTAGGACTCAGTTTCAAAACGGGGCCTCCTCGGCTTGACCCATGTCAGGCACGTTGATAGAAACCATTGGGTTGTCATAAGCCGGGATAGCCCAGACTCGCACCGCTTTACCTTTAATCTTTATGGTTACTGCGCTGCCGTTAATATCCCGTAACCGTTGCGCGATCTTATGTGACTTATAGTCGTAGAACTGCTGCTTTTTTAAAAAGCCCTCGAAGTCTTTAAGCCTAAAAAACGTGCGACCTTCCTCTTCGTCCGTGTACGGCCGACGCAATAGAATTTCTTCTTTTGATTCCGCTAACTGCATGCCAGTACAAAACTCTTCTAAAAAATCGTAGAACTTACCTTCGATACTCGCGTCCTGCGACACTTCAATAATCGAGCCGTCATGCTCCGACATCTCTTGCAACAATCCGTTGATCCTACCTTCCCAAGCATCCATCTTTTGTGTGCGTGGCATAAAATCTAACTGCTCAATACAAGCGCGTTGAAACGCTTTCTGGTTCATCAGAGCATCGGTTTCAAGCTCCAAGGGCCGTGCGCCGACATCTACAAACCAGATAGGCGGACTTGAGTTGTACTTGCGTAGGTTAGCGATAACCACGCCAGAGACAGCCGCCTCTATACCAAACTTCCGTGTCTTACATAGCTCCGCGTTGCAGTGGTTGCAGATCGGTGTGTCCTTGCATTTGTAAGCATAGTCTTTTTTCTGTAGCTGCTTGGCTACGATGTTGACCTCATCCAGACCTAAAGGTGGGTCAAGGTATTGTGCGTTATAGTTTAAAAACTCACTTTCCCAAGAGTCTGGATACGCTTTTCGTAAATAGACCCCTAAGTTGAAAAGGCCGTTGTTCCGGCCTCCTTCTGATATCTTTTCTCGTGCCAGTATCTGTAGACACGGCGGACCATCTTTAATCGGAACCGAAGTATCTGGTTCAATGGTCAGGCTGCTTACTTGCTCAAGTGTCTGAGCGTAAGTCTTATGCATGTCAAAAAATTCTTCTAACGTGGCCGATTGACCATCGTCTTTGATGCCATAACGAAGCCCATCTTCAGCGTCGTAGTACGGCATGTTTAAAAAGTTACCTACATCTCCACGGTCCAAGAACAACTTAACTTGTTTAGGAAAAATTTCGCAGCCCCCGTATCCTAGCGAGGCTGCAATGTGTTGCAGTGTTTCCTGCATCTGCTCCGCACTTATCCACTCAGTGGTGAACAAAAAACAGTGCGCTCCGCCGCTCTTGCTCCGACACACGACGAGCGGCAAATCGAGCTTCCTTATTTTTGTTATGAGTTCTTTATGGTCTAGCGGGTACGTGTCAATGTCGATGCAACCCCAAACACATTTGTTGTCCTCGTTAATGGGGATAATACCGAGGGCATCTCCTTTACCAGACAGATGCCCCTGCCATTGCTCTAGTGTTCGTTCCGCCTTTACAACTTGCGCTTTTCCAACACTTTTACCATTGCTTGATTTCCGATCAATTCGATAAGTACCGTATGCCGCTTTTAAACCGTCAAAGATTTGTGAAAAAATCTCTGCATTTTCCATAGCTTAAAACGGTATATCGCCCTCCGAGTTGCCAGTTTTAGGGATTTCTTCTTCACCCTCATGTTTGACCGAAACCTCACCGGCCGAAACGGCGTTGGCAAAATCTTTAGCCTTTTTATAAAGGTCTACGCGATTGTCCTCAATTAACGAAGAATCCAACGTAACATTGACTTGCGCCCATCGGTTACCATCTTTCTCCCGTACAAAAGTTTCCAACTTATATACGTGGCTGTACCTTGCGGGAGTAAACGGACCATTCTTGCCTTCTGCAACACGACTAGCCACCAGTGAGTTCCATGCCCTAGAAGGCTTCAACCCGGTTTTCTTCATGCTATGACACGCCATTTGCGTCATGCCGTTCTCAAGCAGTAGTAACACAAAATGATTATGCGTTTCTTCCAAGTATTCGCCGTTATTACACGGACTACCATCAATCTCTTGAGTAATAATATCTTTGTTTTGAACGTCTCTGACCGTAGTAGGCATCGGACCTTCTGGCAAATACTCCTCTATTGGAGGGGACGTGCCACGCACTGCGGGCCAACGTAAGAAACGACGTTGATAAACGCAAGGAATCACTCTAATGCCATCTGAACCTTTGAAAAAGTCCAAGGTCGCGTCATTATAAAAATCACCTTCCGCAATTCCGGGCATACTCTGTTGACCTTCACCCACCTTATTACCTTGCAAGACTTTTATTCTGGGCAGTTGTACGTCTTCCCTTCCCATTGCGACACCCTCACCGGCATCTTCCTCAAACATTGCGACGTTGGCTAATGCTGTTGAAGCTTCCTCTGCTTTTTTTTCTGCAACTGTTTTCTTGTTACTCATTTTGAACCCCTTTTAATTGATGCTCGTTGACCTGTAAAAACCCCAAATAAATCCATTGGTACTTCCTGTCCTTTTTCCAACTGTTCTTTCACAAACGCCTTCAAAGTTTGCGGATGTATCTCTTTTTTCTGATCAGGCACATACCCATTCTCTTGAGCAAGATTTATAAAATCAGTAGCACGGGAATCTTCACCACGTCCAAACGGCACAGAAACTAAATTTTTAATAATGTCGTCGTGCCCTTTTTCTTTTAACCACGCAAAAGCCGCATCCCTGTACATTACAGGAATCCTCGCGCCATAAGTTTGTTTGACCTCCAACTTACTGCCGTCAGCTAACGTAAAATTAGTTATGCCGACCTCCGCCATCAAATCCGGGAGATCACGATCCGTAAGTTCGAGTAATTTTGCTTTCGCAGTTTTGAGTTGTTCTTCAAGTTCAGCAACCTTGCCTTCCCAATTGGAAACTTCTTGAGCAAGACTACTAACTGTTTTCAGACCGTCCGTGGTAACATCATTGAATTCAGAAGCAGCTTCCATATCGGCTTCCATTTCATCTAACAAATCGTTCATATGTTTTCCTCTTCGTGATTAAAGGGATTTTTATACCCTTGACTTCCGCATATTCTCCTATATAATCCCACTTGTCAAGTGTAAAAAGAAAAAAAATGTATACCTTTAAAACCGAACCTTACAAACACCAAGAAAGCGCATGGAAAGACTCGTGGGCCAAGCACTTTTATTTTCTGGCTATGGAGATGGGAACTGGTAAATCCAAGGTCGCCATCGATTCCATAGGCGCGTTGTACGAAAAAGGCGAGATTGATACCGTCCTAATCGTTGCCCCTAAAGGAGTCTTTGACAACTGGATTCAACAAGAGATCCCGAGACATTTGCCAGATTCGATAGACCGTAGAGTTGTGAGATGGCAGCCGAACTGGACAGAGAAGTTTAAAAACGAAATAGCTCAAGTCGCTTTACGCAAGAACCGGGACACCAAGTTTCTGGCTTTTCTTGTGATGAACGTAGAAGCACTGTCCACGCAAAAAGGACAGACCACGGCGTTGCGGTTTTTAGAACTAAACCCCAACAACATGATGATCGTGGACGAATCAACCACCATAAAGAATCGAAAAAGCGCCCGGACCAAGGCTATTGTTAAGTGCGGCCGCCAAGCTAAATACAGGCGAGTCCTGACCGGCAGCCCGATTACTAAAAGCCCTCTGGACCTGTTTAGCCAGTGCGACTTTTTGGCAGACAAGGCTCTCGGGTATGACAACTTTTTTGCGTTTCAGGCGCGGTACGCCGTGATGCAAAGACGGCCCAGACCGGGAGGCGGTCATTACCCGCACCTGATGGGCTACCGACGTTTGGATGAACTGGGCAATAAACTCGATAAATTTTGTTGTCGGGTACTGAAAGAAGATTGTTTAGATTTACCGGATAAAATATACACCCGGCGCAATGTGCCGTTGACCGAGGAACAAGCTAAAGCTTACCGGCAGATGAAGGAGTTAGCCTTAGTGCATTTGGACAACGGAGAAATAGTGACTACCGCCAGTATTTTGACGCAGATTATGCGCTTGCAGCAGATTACTTGTGGTTTTGTGAAGCCGGATGACGATGCGCCGATCACTCCACTGAAAAATAACCGCCTCAGTCAGTTGATGGAGATTATTGAAGAGGTCAGCGGGAAGGCCCTGATTTGGGCGACTTACACACATGACATCGAAGCGATCCGTGAAGCGATAGCTGCGGTATATGGTGAGGACAGCGTGGCTACTTATCATGGACCTACCGAGCAAAATGACCGTCAAAATATTGTCGTGGAGTTTCAAAAAGTTGACTCTCCGTTACGTTTTTTTGTCGGACATCCTAAAACAGGAGGCTACGGTATTACTCTGACCGCTGCCAACACAGTCATCTACTACAACAATAGTTACGATCTGGAGTCTCGCTTACAGTCCGAGGACAGGGCACACAGAATAGGACAGGAGAAGTCGGTCACTTACATTGATTTGGTCAGCCCGGACACGATAGATGAGCGCATCTTGGAAGCATTACGCAGCAAGATAAACTTGGCTCAGACTGTTTTGGGAGAAGACTTCCGGGATTGGCTAGTCTGATTTTTTTTCTGCTCTCGAATAAACTCTACACACTCTGCTAGATCTTCCTCGATTCGAACAAGACGTTCTAAAAAGTGCATGGCTTCTTCGCCCCGCAGTGTGATCTTTACTTCGTTCATTGCATCAACGACCCTATGCCTTCTTGAGTGCGTATCACTTCGCTCACACTATCAAACGGGAACATCGCCGCGTACTGGGAGCGGTTGGAAGAACCCCCCGGCACGGGTAACTGTGGTAATGGCACAGTCGCATTGACCGGAGGGGGAGGGGGAACAGGCATGGCCGGGATAGGCTCCGGCACGTTTACTAAAGGTTCAGAGGGGGTCTGTGCAGGTGCTGCTGCTAGTGGCGTTTCTTCAACTGTTTCCGTCGCTTCCATTTCAAATTCAGGAGACTGTAAGTATTCAGCAATATTTTGATAAGTGGTTGAACCTAAAATAGTTTCTAATTGAGGTTGTAAGGCAAGGTGAAACTCTCGCACGTCTTTCGGATTGCGTATTTGTCGCATCATGCGGGCAGCGACTTTTGGGTCTTGCGCGGTTTCTATCATCAACGCCAAAGCTGCTTCGCTAGGTAACTTTTCTAAATATCTACTTGCTAATTTAGCACCTAAACCAGCAGAAACAAGCTCCCCTGACGACCCCCGAAAACCAATTAACTCTTGCGCTCTTCTTATCAAATTACTAAATATGCCCGCGCCCATTGCTCTTGCACCGGCTGAAATAAACATGTTGTTTTCCATAACTTCTTGAATAAATGCCTCGTCACCCTCGGGAGTTTGTCCGCGCATGAGACTTCTGTTAATCCGTTCTCCGAGATCAGTAATGGTAACTAAACCGTTGCGAAACTGGTCGTCTACCACATTTTCTTCAACTAACACGTCTAAAATAGTTTTAGGATTTTTCTGGTTGCGATTAAGGGGTGAGATTAGAAAATTTCCAAACGCGGCAAAGTCTATAATTCCAGTGTTGGGGTTGCGTGATTTTTCAATCGCCGCATTAAGAACAACTTCTTTAAGACCTCCTACGGCGTTACCCGGACGAGTTCCAAACTCTCCTGTGTCGGCTCTTTTGGCTAATTTTGCCAAACCTCTTAGACTTGCTTCGGGTGCATTAGTGCGTTTACCTCCATCCAAAATCGCAAGCATGGCTTCGACGGGTCTTTCCGGTACGTCTAAAAACATACGAAAAGCGTCAATGTCGGCTTTCTGCGGCCCGTTATAAATACCTTCAAAATCTCGGGCAGGTCCCGTGGCACGCTGCACGCCCACACGCCGTTTACTTTTGTCCAGTTTGAAACCTGCGCCGACAATATCATCCCGATACTTATCTAGCTCTGCTTGCAGAGTAGCTGCTTTTCGCAAATCTTCTTCCACCGATTTCATGCCCGGTAGTGCTAAAACTTTCTGATATTTATTTAAGACTTGATCTAACGCATCTACATTTATCTCTTGGCGTTGTTTTCCTTTAGGTCGGATAATACCTTCTCGGTTAGCAAACACGTCCCGCAAAATTATTTCTTTTGCGCCATCTAGCTCATATTGTTTCAAAGCGCGTAGCTCGTTCGCTTGCGTGGGCGTCACGTTTGCAATAGCAAAATCCATTGCATCATCTAACTGTTTAAAATTTTGTGCAGTCATCGAACCCGATGTAACAATGAATTTACGAGCAAGCTCTAAAGGGTCCACTCGTTTTGCGCCGCTGGAATCTTTTGCAAGGAGTGTTCCACCAAACGCTCTGTCAAAAACTTCGTTTTTAGCATAAGACAAGGCCCGCGCATTGGTAATGGCTTGTATTTGTTTTTCTACAGCTTCAATGTTTTTGGCCGTGAAACCAAGTTGTTCTAAAGATTCTCTTGTAGGGATAGCGCCAGACTTATCAAATTGTCCACCAATCGTCATTATGTCATCTAAAGCCCGACGTGCCATTGAACCGTAATAACCTGATTGACTTGCTCCGGCCTCTGTAGCGCCCGTTATTCGCGCATTTTTTAACATTTGAGATCGAAACTCTAACAATCGGCCGACCGGCACAAAAGTCTTGCTTACAATGTCATCGATAATTTGATTCGAACTTCGTACTAGATTGTCGAGGTTTGAAATCGAAGTTTCAACGCCACCAAGTTCAGTAATCTTTGTATTCAAGTTGCGCTCTATTTGGTCAACGCCTGTTCTAATTTCATCGACTTTAAAGTCATATTGATTGAGCGCATCTATTTGCTCATCTGTCATATCAAGCAATGCAATGCCTGTTGGTTGTTCTTCCTTTGGACGTGGGCCAAGCTCGGCCAACTCTCGTTGTGCGGTTGTTTCAGCTTCTTTCAATTCGCTGTTTAAAACTCTAATTTGACGTTCTAAAACACTTTTTTGACCGCGTAAGCTAGTAAGCTGTCCAAAGTTGTTTTCAATTTCAGCCAGTTGTTTCTTGTAAGCGTCACGATAAAGAGGGTCTATCGATTCTTTCATAAAATCTTGGAGATACCTAATATATAAGTTTTCGGCTGCTTGCGAACCACCTCGTGAAGGATTAGTTTTTTCTAACCAAAATTTATATATTTTGTTTACCGGCGCTTCTATACGCTTATCTACTTTTGACCACGCTCTATTCTCTGCTTGCTCAACTAATTTGTAAGGTCGTTCTATTCCGCTTTCAATTAAAATAGCGGCTGCCCTATCCGCATCACCTAACGCATCACCTTCCGGTACATATTTAAAAGTGCCATCTTCTATCACACGTTTAACACGCCGACCGTCTTGTCCTTTAGTAGCTAATCGCTCACCTTGTTGCATAGCGCGTGCAATGCTGCCATTAAGAGCCGCTTCCATAAGCTGCCTATAATATTCTTCTGCACTAAGGCTCACCGCTTGCATAACGGCGGGACTGTCAAACTGAGCAAGGTTGTCTAGAATGGCACCCATCTGTTTGACAGCTTCGGTCGATTGGCGAAGCAATTGCTTTTTACCACGCTCAAGAGCGGGCGATCCCGACATATCCGCTAATGTAGCTTGAAATATTTTCATAATTTCATCGCCACTTTTTTCGTAACCTGAAAACGGCGGCAAGTTTTTTTCGCCTAACAACTCTTTGGGAATGCCCACGTCATCGGACTCTAATCTTCGGGCAATCTCCTCTGTGTCCACCCCTTGATACTCAGGAGGTTTAGGCCCTCTCTCTGCTGCGGGAGTAGCGTTATAACGAGCCATTCTTTGTTCATAAGCAGCTTGTTGTCCTGCGTCAACGTCATCTACAATACGTGTCAGCACTTTAACCACTTGGTTTTCAGCCCGCCCTTCACTAGCGGCTGCCGCACGCGCCGCTTCTCGTCTACCAATGGCATAAGCAATACCAAGTGGAGAAAAACCAGTTGCGATTTCAGCCGGAATACGTAAATACAAATTACCCGGATCAAGAGTTTCAGCGACTGCTCCGGCTGCGCCCATTGCCGTACCTGCGGCTAACGCACCTGTGACGCCAAGTTTAGGGGAACTTGCTCGGGCCGCACGCGCCGCAGTTGCGCTTTGTTCTAAATTTCGCACGGCCTTTGCGAGGCTATTTGCCATACCAACATTATTTGCTGCGTTCTCAAACAAAAAAGTAGAACCCAAATTCACAGGACTTACGTTAGGTACAAAAGCGCCTGTGCCAGCTTGTTGGATTTCTCCTCGGACACCCAAGCCCAACGCTCGTCCTAAACCTGTCTTAGCAGCACTTTCAATTGCACGGCTGTAAGCAAAAGGCGAGGCTAGTGCGCCAACGGTAAACCCGGCAGTTTCGCCGAAGACCCGGCCCTTTTGTGCGGAGGGAAGCAACTGCTCGTCTTGACGACCAAGATCTAAAGTTTCTTTAAGTTTGTCTATACCCGCACGAGCAGGTATCGCGGCAGCCGCTGTGCCGCCTATTAGACCAATCAACCCTCCGGTAAGAAAACCGAGTCCTGCACCAACCGTAGCGCCAACCCCTGCTCCAGCTAATGCACCCATTGGACCACCAACAGCGCCTAGCGCACCGCCTACGCGACCGCCAATGCCCGCACCAACACGCGCCCCGGTCCGTGCGCCAATGCCACCGACTGTTGTTCCCACCGCGCCACTAGCTAAACCTACTGGAGTCGTAGTCGCAAATTCTTCAAAGGCAGCACCATAAGCGCCTTGATCACTGACATTAGCTACGTTGTACTGAATAATGTCCTCATCGGTTAACCCTGCTTTGCGGGCCGCGTCGTAATCGTAGTTACGCCTTTGAGAAACGTATTGAGCAATGTCCGCTGCGCTTAGTCCTTCGATTTGTGCGGCACGAAGGTCGTACTGAATCTGCGGATTGTTGTCAAAAGGAGAAGCCATTAGCGGTTGCCAAAACCTCTTTCAAACATTGCAGGATCAGGCTTGTCTAATTTACCTAATCCGATTTGGTAAGATTTAATTATTTCGTCGTAGTTATCAAGTAGAGGGGTCAAAGAACTCAAATCTTCCCGTGCCCCGATAACCACCTTTTGATCAAAAGCTTGTGGAGCTTCTAACACACTTGCCGCCAAACTTTGTACTTCTTTCAATTGATTTCTCATAGTTTGCAATTTAACCAAAGTAGTCTCGTCCATTCTAAACGCGCCCGGTTGTGCAATCTCAGCAGCCAAAGCTTCAATTTCAAGAGCCAAAGGTCTGCCCGAGGTTGCCGAGTTGCGAATAAAGCGTTGAGTCATATTAGAAACTGCTCTTAACTGTTCGGAAGCTTCATCTACCTCCATATACGGCGCAGAAACAGGTAACCCAAATTCTCGTCCTGTGCCTCCGAATACGTTGAGACCTCTCTTTAACCCACTGATGGGGCCAGTAGCCTCTTCAAAACTTAGTGTCTCATCAACAATCATACCTTCTGGGGGAGGAGTAGGCTCTATAGATGAACGTGGTTGTCGCATCATCCTTCGCTCAAATTCCGTCATTTGAGGATCACCGCCATTAGCTAGTTTTACAACGGGGCCTCCTTGAGCAAACATCGGTCCGACGTTTTGTTCGTAAAGCCTAGCTGCCTCGACCACGGCACTTGGTAATATTGGGTTTGAATAAACTTGAGCGCCTGTCCTTGGATCATAACTCATGGTCGGTCGGCTCAAAAACTCCATCGATGTTATAATTTGTTGAGCTTCGTCAGGCGAAGATTGTCCCAAACCAAATCGTTGCAACGCTTCGGTGTTTGAAAGAATGCCTCGCATGATCCCTTCTTGACTACCCCCAAATATTTTAGTGTAGTCGGTTTGCATGCTGGAAAGCGCAGTTATTCGATCAGTTGTGGCCTGATAAGCATCAAGGCTTAAATTTTCCACGTCTAAAATTGCGGCGGCTTTTTCTAACTCTTGTTGCAATTTCAGTTGAGCGTCTTGATATCTTTGCCTAAAAGCTTGTTGTTGTTCTGCTAATTCGGCCGCTTGCTCTTGCAAATTCATACCAAACTTTTGAGCTTCCTCTTGTAAATTGATGCCCTTCTCTTGGAAGAAAACATCCCACTCACGTAAATACTCAAGCGAATCGGCGTTTTGCGCTGCAATCGTTTGTTGCGACTGTCTAAACTTCGACAAATCTGACAAGGCGTTTTGATCTAACTTCAAACGCTGAGTTAGAAGCTCTAAATTGGCGTCGAACTGGCGCCTGTTCTCCGCAATGTCTCTACTTTGTATTTCTAAAGCGTGAGCCTGTTGATCGTCTTGCAAGCCCGCTCGTGCAGCAATTCGTAAACGCTCAGTCGCACGCTCTTCCTGCCCGCGTACAGCATATAAATCCTCTTCGGCGTTCTTTCTTGCTTCAATAAGACCAATTTCATACTCATTTAATTTGCCGTCTCGTTTTAATTGAGCGACCAGATTGGCGTCTATTAGTCCTATTTGAACTTCGCCTTCCTCATTAATCAGTTCTTTTCGCACGCCACCTTGTTTTAAAATTTCGTCTAATCGTCGCGCTGTTTCTTTATCAAACAAGCGTTCGGTTAAACTGTTTCTTTCTGTGGCTAACCGTTCTTGTAGTGAACGATCGCTTTCACCTTCGCCTCGTTGAAACTTTCGATTACGTTCGTTTTCACGTGCCGTAAAGTCTTGTCCTTCCAGTTGTCTTGCTAACCCGGCCGCACTCTTAAACAAGTCGGCTTGTATGCCTCGTGCAGCGCCAATCCTTGCGGCTTCGGCGGACTCAGCCGATTGTAAAGCTCCTGCCGCTGCGGCACGCTCTATGTTACGCAATTCCCTAGCTCCCGCTCCTGCGCTTGCTGCCACTGGTTGAGCAGCAGAGGCTATTTGCGACGCTAACGGCTTACCTGCCATTGATTGTCCAGTACGTGGGTCTGTACCCGAAGCAAGGTTTAAACCGGCTTGAGCAATGTCAAAATAAAGTTTGGACTGTAAATCTTGTTTAGTTTGATCAGTGTCGCCCAACAGACGTTGATATATAGGCATACGCGCATCCACCATTGAACTAAATTCATCCGCTGTGGAAGGGGCCGTAAGTGATTGATATTGGTCTAAAATATTAGAAAGGTCAGGAGTCCCTCCGTTGGCAAACCGTTGCACCGGACCACCTGCGTTCATTTCAGGTATAACCTCTTCGACAGACTCGCTCATCATCAGTTCGCCCACGCCTTGTCCCATCGGCGTAGGTGCGCCCATCTCTGTCTCCATTTCAACTTCGCCAGTGATGCCTTGCATTAGCTCACCGATACCAGAATCCATTGCGCCTTGCTCTGTCATCATAATAGTCGGTTGCACCAACGTCAGAACAGACTCCGGCGTAGCGGAAGCGTCTCGCTCACCGACAAAGTTAGCAAGCTCGTCATAGCGGTCTTGTAAACTTCGGTCATCACCCCGGATAGCGTCGATTAATTCTTCCGTGCTGTCTGCGGTATCAATACCTGTCATCATCTCATCAAGGTATTCTTGACCTAACGCTTCGCCTTGTTGCGCCGCAGAGGCTTCTGTCAGTTGCACTTGCTGCTCTGGCGCGGGAGCCGGGAGCATAGGCATAGGAGGCTGCATCATAGCCGGGTCCATCATAGGCATCGGCTGACCGCCATTGGCTAGACGGTTCATCTGCGCTCTTAAATAATCTTTTTCTCTCAGATCACGAGCGTATTCTTCTCGTGCATCCATTCGTTCTCGACCCCTGCTGTGTGTTTTAGGAGCGATACGGTAAATCTCGTCGTCTACGTTGCGAATGGTGCGTTCGTCGTGACGCATCAAACCACCGCGATTTTTGTTTTGTGGGATGACACCTCGACCCATCAAGATGTCTTTGCGCGTAACTTTGCCGTCACCGCTGAGATCAGGAAAAACTTCCCCGCCTTTTTTCAGAAACATTGGTCTTTGAAGTACGCTCATATTAGAAACCTAATCCCATAGTTCGTGCTCCTTGTACTGCTCCAAGGCCCGCGATTCCTAGACCCAACACTTGTTGCGCTGTGGACGGAGATTGTCCCCCGCCTTGCTGAGTAATAGTAGCTTGACTTGTTGGAGTGCCGCGATAAACGTCGGACAAGAAACCTAGTTGTTGATATGGCGCGGCTAATTGATCCATGCGCGTTTGTCTTTGAGCGTCTAGCTCTGCTTGCTGTTGACCACGTTGCATTGCACCCAACGCAGTAAGTGTTTGAATATCCGACAGATTTGACCTTTGAGCCATCTCACCTAACCCGGCTTGCTGTAAGCCAAGGTTGGCGGCCTGTGATCCGAGAGCCGCGTACTGTCCGGCAAGAGAACCAAGCCCCTGTCCGATACCTTGCATCTGCCCAATATCGGCCTGACTAAGCTGCCCGTAGTTGATACCCAGATCGCCAATACCTTGAGAGGCGGCTAATCGACGTTGCTGAGTGTTCTCAAAAGCTTGCTGCGCTGCATTTCGTGCAGACTCATAACCTTGCTGACGCAGGTTACCGGCGGCTCTGCCTTGTTCTCGTAGTATATTAGCAGCCAGTTCAGAATCCATGATGCCGGAGCGCGATCCACCAAACGCACCACTAGCGACGGCATTGGCTCGTTGCCGTTGAAGCTGTACATCGCCTTGATCTTGGATATCTTGCAGGGTTTGTTGAACCACGGCATCTTCATAAGGGTTTTCAAAACTAGACACTTGAGTAGAAGGATCGAAAGTCCCCGCACTGGCAAGCATTCCTTCGCCCGCAGCCGTTTGATATTGATACGGAATCTCACGCAGTTGTTGGGCTAGACGACCTGCTTCTTGCAAATACTGTTGCCCTTGACCTAACGTAGGCACGGCCGCGCTTGCTACCAAGTCTTGACCTGCGGCCACTTGATTGGCTGCTCCTTGCAGATAGGGCACATAGGCGCCTATTCCTGCTTGCCCCATTGTAGCGGCCATGTCTTCAAGACCACTCAATCCGGCAACCTTGTACGCCGGAGGCATAGCGTTAGGGTCCGTGACCCGCGCACTAACTAAATCTTTAACGTCTTGTAGTAACCCGAGCCGATAGGCTTCGACTCTAGGATCTTCCTTGACTATCTGTGTGGTGGTTTCATTAGCCATTAAGCGACCCCTTCATAAGTACGCATTATCTCATACATTTTTCGAACGCCTTTCTTTCTGTCGCCATTTCCTGCGCCACGCACCGCTTGAGCAGTCATTACAAATTCACCGTCAGACAGCATGGCCGGAATATCGTCCGATGTGCCTGTACCCGGTCCGGCTATCGCGCCGTCTCTGCGTGGAAAATCGTCAGTCGATCCACCGGCTGCTGCGCCGTAAGGCTTACCGCCTAAGTTGTAAGGACCACCTGAGTAAAATACCCTGTATTTCTGAGGATCAGCCGCTAACAGATCAAAGGCGCTTTGTCCCTCTAAACCAAAAGGATCTTCTGGTACAGGGATGTCTTCGCCTTCAAAGCCGCCAGTAAGACCTAGTATGCCCAGACCCGCTCCTGCGGCCGGTCCGAAACGTCGTAGAAAATTTGGGTTTAGCCCTTGCTCTCCAATTTCTACACTAACTTGCGTTAACAAATCACCCAACGACTGACCAGAGGCTTGCTCAATAGCTGCTTTCCCTGCCGTTTCCGGCAAACCTAACATTTCTCGTATATATTGCATCCGATCAACTTTGCCCGGAAAAAACACATCTTTGGCTGCATCAACAAAATTCCCTCCGCCGTCAAACATATCTTTAACCGATTCCATAAACCCCGGTCGTCGTAACGATTCAGGGTCAAACCCTGCTGCCGTTCTTTGACCTACCTGAGTTCCAGTAATTCCACGGGCTGCCGCTTCACCCGCTGTACCCGCCGCTGCATCTTCTTGCATTTTAACTAAAGCGTCTTCAAGCGTGGGCGGTGTAACCTTCGCTGCGGCATTAGGGTCAAACACAGCATTTTGTTCGTAAAAGAAATTGTCTTGCGGTAAAGGCGAACTAATCTGTTTAACTGGAGGAGTTGCCGAAACTGTTTGTAGTCGAGGAGCGGTTACCGTCTGCTGCATGTCCGCTCTTATACCCGTTGGAGCCGCACGCCCTAACTGTTGTGCTGTATCTGCGCCCGATAAATTTGCGCCCGGAACATTGGCCGGAGGTTGCACCGTGGTAGAACCTGCCGGAACTTGTGCCGGAGGCAATGCCTGATTAGCGGCTTGCGCGGCTGTCTGATTGAGAGCCGCTGCTTGAGAAGCCCTCATGGCGTCTGGCAAACCAGATTGTATGCCCGCTTTGAAACCACTGCCAAATGTGCCACCTTGCATTTTTGAACCAATACCGCCCGTAACACCTTTAAACAATCCTGCGGTTAAACCGCCTATTGCACCCATCTTGAGTGCATCTTTGAGGCTACCGCCCTGTATAAGCGTACCGATACCGCTACCTAAAGCAGAACCAGCAATTGCACCGAGGGGCGTGAAAGACAAACCAATAGACAGCGCAATCGGCGCTACTTTCTTGATAACCTTAACAACTTTCTTAACGGCTTTTTTAAGGCCCCGAAACAGTTTTTTCAAAAAGAATTCAGGCTGTCCTGTCACCGGGTTTAAAGAGTTAAGTTCGCTACCAACCACGTATTGCTCTGGATCAATGCCCATCGCACGCATTTGGTTAAACAAAGTCTCTTTTAGACGAGGGTTTTCGTCAAACACCGCCATCGGAATAACTGTCTCGCCTTCGGCAGCATGGACCATGTAAGTGTCTTCGTAACGTCCGTACTCGGCCAATTTGTCAGCTACAGACTTTACGCCGCCTATGCCGCTTGGAGGAATGTAGCCCTCATTGTCGTCTGCCCAATCGCCTACAGTAGCTGTAAGAAACGTGGCTAGACCGCCATCAGGGACTTCCATTGATTCTGGACGCACAAAATCGTTCACAAAAAGACTCCGTTATTATGCTGCTTATTATTGCCCAAAGTGGGGTTGTTGTCACTCGTCATACTGTCACCGTTACTTGCCCAACCGCTGTCGTGGCAGAAGTACCCGCCAAGTAAGCTTGATTAACTAAGGTAATATGCAGCACGCCGTCAACTTGGAATACCGCACCTACTTCTAAACCTTGATTATTAGTTTGTAAATCCGTCAGCGTAAGGGTCGTGGCCCGTAAATCGCCGGGATTCTGCACTTGCTCAAGAAACACAGAAAAGGCCCTAACTACTTCCGCCGTATAGTTTTGACTGTAGTCCGCCGGGGCTTGTGGAAACAGAGGTCTTACTACTTTACGAGTGCTCATAACGTAACAATGCCTCCTTGCGCGTAAGATATGTTACTTTCCAACTCGCGTCGTGGATCGAACTGTGCGTTCACTGAACGCACTTTATCAGGACCTAACGGTATAATTTGTGGTGCTACCCGGCCCATATCCGGCACGTTGTCCATCTCAAGGTAACCGTATCCTTTTTCTTTGGCCGCCCTTAAAATAGCGTCAATTTGTTCGGGTACATTTAACTCGTCAATATTTATATTAAGCTTTTCCGCCGCTTCCATACGCATTCGTGCGCCAAACGGCCCTGACCTGTCTTCTATTTTTAAACCCGGTCCTTTGACATACACCGGAATTACATTTGGTTGAGGAGGTGCTTCCAAATTAATAAAACGGTTAGCAAACTTGTTTGCTGTTTCTACGTCAGGCGTGAGATAAGGTCCAGCGTCATATTGTAGATTAGGGTCACGGTCTATTCCACTTATGTCAGGAAAATCAAACGTGTCCGAAGAAAATTTGTTGTCAGGCTCAAAGAAAGGTTTTTCTGTGCCGTGGTACAACACTCGATCTGTTTCAAACTTTAGCGCTTTGGCTCGTTCTAATCGGGGAAGCTCAGATATTTGCTGTATTTTGGCTGCATCCAAAGTATCTGTTCTTTGCTTTACATCTTTTGGAGATTCTTGCAAATCAATTTGACGACCTTCTCCTAGATCTTGCCTAGCTGGAGCGTCAGCCGGTTTATTCTTAATCTTCTGCTCTAATTTCAAAAGTTTTTCATCAATGTTGTTAGGCGTCATCATGGCTTTACGAGCCACTTTGCCAAACTTAGGCACAAACGGAATGCCGCCAGATGCCGATAACACCGCAAGTTGACGCAGCGTGCTGGCTTTTTGAGCATCGCCCGCGTCTTCGGCAGCCAAAGCTTGACTAATTAAATTGTCTGCATCCATTAACGATTCTGTTTCAGCGATTACAGGAATCATGCCACGTGCAGTAGCGACAGGTTCGTCTTTAGCTACTTGTCCCATACCTTGCAAAAGGCCACGCGCATCTGCACCCATTGCCATCAAGCCTTGTATTACGTCTGTTCCGGTAGGCAAACCAAACGGACCACTGGTTGGTATACTCTCGGCAACATACTCCATTGTCGTGCCGGGTATCTCACTGAGTCCTTGAAAATATGCGCCAAGCTTAGAGTCAGCCACTAGCGCCTCCCGTCAGGGCGCACGTCAACCCGTGGTGTGCCTAGCCGCCACTGTATGTCCGCCGTATTGGAGTCTATTTTTAGCGCAAACGATCTGCCGCGCAGTCGGATATACGTTTCCTCGGTAAATTGTTCCACGGGCGTTGTGGCGGTCTGCGTGACAGCCGAGGCTTTGTTTTGCAAATAGTTGCCACCGGGATAGTTGCGTGTTTGCAAGGTCATGTTGAGGCTTGCAGCCGCATCGGTAGACGCATCAAATGTTACGTCGGGTATTAATCGCGTCAAAAACACAAAGTCATTGCCTTCGCCAATGCTTAGCTGACTGCTTTCTATAAAACTTGTAATCGGTGAAGCCGGTGACGTGCTGCCATCATTAAGACCAAACTCTTGGTTGTACAGATAGCCGTCAGTACCTGCTGCCATCGGATAATCGTTAACTCCGCGATCTAACCAAAAAGTACGCACCAAACTACCGTAAGACCAGACTTTTTCTTCGTAATTATAAATCACGTACTTGTCAATCTCGGTAGAGTCACTGGACGGGTAAAACCACCAGATCTCACCAAACGAGCTGTTTAGAGCAGCAGTAACCAGTTCTTTTTGTTCTAAGTTAAAATCGTTAAAAATGTAAGAGCGCACGGTACAAGGCAACTTTTGAACCTGTCCGGTATAGATGTAGAACTCTTCAACGCCCATCCAAAACACCATGTCGTCTACAGCTTTGGCAGCGATGGGTCCGGCAATGGTAATGTTTTCGGATATTTGATCAATACCAAAAGTAAACGGAGGTCCAAGAAACTGCATGGCGTGTAAAGACACATCGGTAAACACTAATATCTGTTGTCTTGTTTCTACTGCACAGACAATTTCTGAACCTACGCCAACTCTTAAATCACCAGCGGTGTTTTCTACGGTAGCGGTCCACGTAGTCAAAGACTCCTGACTGCTAAAGCGAATTAGCAAAGGATCTTGTACACCGGGATTAGTCTCCGAATCGCAACCAAACACAATTACGTGACGATCTCTGTCGCTTACCAGAACTTGTTTGGCAACTGTAGGAGTAGTGGCGTCTGTGCCTAGTGTAGATAAGGCAACAGCTCGATCAGTACCCAGAGTGTTAGCACTGACATCCCAATAAAATATATTCCCATCACGCACGTTAAAAATAAGATCTTCACCAAAGTTGTCATGCGTGTATACCCGTAGTTCATTAGTGGTCGTAGAAGTAATTCCTGAACCCCAAGTAGAACGTCCCCAAGTACCTGCACCCCAACCTGTGCCCGCTACTGCCAGCGTTAACCCTGTGTTGATTTGATACGCGCCAACCACAGAAGCACCACCGTTACCCGTGTCAGCACTGTCAGCTAAAACGAGAGTCGGACTCAGTTGACCGTCTACAGTTATACTTTGTATCGAAGTTCCCGCAGTACGGGCTTGTATCTTGTAGTTGCTGTCATCAACTATTTCGGTAATCTGGTATTCTTGATTTAGTACAGCAGCAGTAATATTTCCGCCCAGAGAAACAGCACCGCTAAAAGTAACAAAATCGTTAATAACCGCTCCATGTGCAGCATCCGTAACAGTAAGCACCGCTGACCCGTTGACAGCGGTAAAAGTGACATCACCGGCAGCAGTGGTTACACGCAAGGGCGTAATGTCGTAATACTGGCCGCCTTCGTTGACATAATATTTTTCGGAAGTACCTACACCCGTAAGCTGTGTGCCACCCAACGTAACCCACGTATGGAGGGCGCGGCACACGCCTAAAAAGCTGTAGACAGAAGTTTTAACCCATCCGCCTATTTTTTCAGGCAAACCAAAACGAAACCGTACTTTATCCGAGTCAAACCACCCGCCTTCATTAGTATACGACGTAGTTTCCCTGTTTACTCCCGGTCTAAATTGTAACTTCGTTAACGGCATTTACTCCCCGCCTAGTCCAAAGATTAAAGCTACCGCGCCAAAAATAAAAATAACCGCCCCTATAATCCACGCAAACATTACTGCTAAATCGTGTATTAAAATATCTTCTGCTTTTTCTGCGGCGGCTTTTTGTTTTCTTTTAACTTCCCGTTTCTTTTCTATTTTTACCGCTTCTTTTTTAATCTTGACCCAACGATGCGTTTGACCTTTGCGGGAGTAATAGTCCCCCACTTTTTTCATCATTTTTTCGATGCGTTCTTCTTGCTGATCAATGGTAATCGCTTCTTCCAACGCAGAACCTACCATCAAGTCATCAGTACCTGCTTGACGAGCTTTTTGTATATGCTCCTCAACTTTTTTCTTGGCCGTGAAGAAGCGCCCAACTTCACCGGCCATGTCCTCAACTTCTTTTTTCTTGGCGATAGCGTTTTGCACAACGACAAATGCGCTGTCCAAAGCCTTAATTGCTAGGATAGCCTCGCCAATCATTTAAAGTCGTTACCTACAACGCTTTAATACGATCTATTTCGGCTTGGACTGCATCGGTAAAAGTAGAACTGTATGTGGCGTTAGCGGCATAGCGTACCTTATCCGCCTCAAGCATTCCTGCTGCGGGGTCTACCCATCCGCTGACATCGCCCCAAGAGCTGCCGTCATAGGTGTGCTTACCACCGACCCATCCATCTGGAGCAGTTACGCCCGTATGAAGAGTTGCGTTGCTGGCGTTAAGGTCACCGATGTCAAAATCGTTGCCGCCATTGTTACGCACAGTGGCATTAGGTGTAGCTGAAAGATTGACTTGAACGCTGTCGTCAAATACATAAACGCTTACGTTGCCGTCATTTCTTGTAATAGTCTGGCTCATGCTATGAGTCTCCATTTAGTAATAATGATGTTGTTGAAATTGCTAATCCTGCATTGACGCTAGGGTCACCTGCTGAACTTGAAAAGCCACCAGAAGTGGTGACGTAATATTTGGTTCCTACTGTCAGGGGTAGATCACCCGCAGTTGTCACTGCACTTTCAGCCGCAGAGTCTCCCGCATTAGCAAAAAGAATTAACCCCTTATCCGCATTGGCATCATACGCTGGAGTGCCTAGTCCGTAACCAAAAGCTGCATCTAACAAAAGAGTTGAAGCTGAAGACCAAGAAATAGATGTCCCCGAAACGGTTCCGATATATCCGTAATAGTTGGTGGCTCGACCAAAAGCCACAATAGTCTGGTCGGTAGAGTCGTAATAGTTCGCTGTAAAGTCAGGGTTAATACTTGCGTCAACTACTACTTGGGTTCCAAACGAAACAGATGTTCCTGAAATGGTAGCTACTTGTGAACCCATACCCCCCGCACCGATTCTGTAGGTTACAACTACTTTTTGTGCGTTTGAATCGTAAGAACCCCAACCCACTGATAAGGATTGAGTAGTTGTTGCAGAGGTGGCAGAACCCCAACTGACACTTGTTCCTGAAATTGTACCCACATAACCCTCAGCAACCGTTCCGCTTGTTCTGGGCCTAAAGAACAAATGCTTTTGTGCATTTGCATCGTACGTCAAACCGCCAATCATTTGATAACCCCAAGAACCATCAACTAATACTCTAGTGCCAAAGCTGATTGAAGTGCCTGACACGGTTCCTACAATGCTGTAGTTATACGCTGTACTATTATCCTTCCATATAATTAAAACCTTTCCTGCATTGATGTCAAAATCAATACCAATATAAAAATCATTAACCGTACTGTCGGCGACAACAGGAGTACCCCACGAAATAGAAGTTCCTGATACTGTCCCTACCGCAACTGTTAAATATCCGCTATTTGCTCCGTCTGAATAAGCTACAACGACACGTTGATTAGTGCTGTCGTAAGTTACTTGACTCATACGTGCATTACCTCCACTGTATTGAACGGCAGAGCCGTAGCTTACCGAGGTTCCACTAATTGTAGCGACAATACCGTAACCTGCACCTGAACCTGCACCGTCATAAACGACAACAACCTTATTGTTTGTAGAGTCATACACCGAGTCAGCCGCATAAACATCAGCCAAGTTACTTGCCGAATACTGAACAGCAGTTCCCGCAGAAACGCCAGTACCACTTGATACGCCTGTCACCGTACCACCCTGCACGATTATGCTACCCGCAGCACTGGCTGATATTGCAGAGTCGGCTACGCCTACGAAATTAGTAGCGTCAAGATTGGTTCCTTCATAAGAACTTTGATAAGCAATGGCGTAGCATTTAGGAGCAACATCATTAGCCGTGGCGATTACTGTTACTTTTTGATCTTCATCATACGCTGCACCAATGTAATCTAAATAATCACTAGACCAATCAGTGGTTGTTGCGTTAAGTGTTGGGGTCGTTCCGCTAATGGTGACATCTCTAGCTTTTCCTGCCGAACCTGTACTCCACATAATTACATGACTTGCTGATGCTGCGTTGTAAACAGCTTTGATGTAACCTTCGCTACTCCCCGTATTATTAACTTGCGATCCGCTTGATAAAGTCGTACCCGACAAAGAAAGTACCGCTACTTTTCCTGTATTAGCGGTTGAATCATTAAAGTATTGCAGGGTTTTATCTTGTACAGGATCATACGAAACATCAGCGCTTCCATTACAAGGGCCGATACTTAAATAAGTTCCATAAGACCAATTTGTTCCAGAGATAGTCACAGGTACAGAAAACAAAGTATTTGCCGATGTTTGTATGGTCGTAATTATTTTTTGAGCAGTTGAGTCATAGGTTATGCCTAAAGGATAGTAATAACTGCCAAAACTAGCAGGACTTCCAGAACTGAAACCTGTGCCTGAAATGGTATGTACCGTTCCATAAGCACCAACATTGTAGCTATCGTAATAAGCGGTAAAAACCTTACCTGCGTTAGCATCATACACAGCTTCAATGTAACTTGCTTTATATGGGTTTCCTCCGTCTATACGACTTGACGTTCCATAAGAAACACTGGTTCCACTAATTGTAGCGACTTTTGCCTCACCTTGACCGCCAGAGTTTGAATAAGCGACAAAAACTTTATTATTACTAGAATCAAAACAACAAGAAGTCCAAGTTGTAGATGAGCCTTCAAACACAACCGGGGTTCCTACGGATAAAGTAGTACCAGAAACCGTACAAACAACCCCTGTTCCGTAATTAGAATTTCCAGCATCTGCGTAAGCAATAAATATTTTATCGTTAGCCGTGTCATAGCAAACCGATGCGTAATAACCCTTACCAGTAGAAGCCCCTCCACTAAAATCTATTGCTGAACCTACTGCTATAGGGAGAGTCGTTGCCCCTACTTCAGCAACCGTCCCATCACTGTTCAGTATCACAGGCTTCTTGGTGGCTATACCGCTACCACTGTCAGTAAAGGTCAGTTGTTTTGCTGCCGCTCCTGCGGGGAGTAAATCAGATAAATTGCTCACGATGTGTACTCCAAATTAATTGCTGTGGCTGACAGGGCTTTACCCGCTTTAACGCTAGGGTCACCCGCAGAAGTGCCAAATGTTCCATCTATCTGAACATAGTAATCACTGCCCGGAGTTAGCGAACTTAGACCTGTAGCTGCTATGCCGCCTTTAATTGTTATGTTTCCGGTGGCTGCGTTTGAGATGGCTGCGTCTGATATGCCGAGGAAGTTAGTTGCGGTGAGGTTTGTTCCGCTTCCTTCTGGGGTGTACACATAAGTCCCCACTTTATTTGCATCATTCCCATTGCAAGCCATATATACAACAAGGTTTGAGGTTGTATCAAACGTAGCGTCAGTTGTTGCGGCTTGCGAGCTAATACCACCGTTAGTCGTATGCGTTCCAGAAAGAACGGGTGTGGTTGTTGAAATTGTAGCCTGTGTTACATATTGGGCCGCATTATCAGCCAAGTAAGAAATAGCAAAAACTTTTCTAAAAGAATCATAAACAAGGCTGTTCCAATAACGCCCTGCGTATTGATTAGAACTAGAAGCACTGACAAAAGCTATTGGCGTATTTACTGTTGTCGATCCAGAACTAGTGCTTACAACTACCAATGAAGTTGTTGCAATACCTGTACCACTGCTTGGACTTACTCCATACATCACTAAGGCTTTTTTCTCATCAGCATCCCAAGCCGCTCCTAGACAGTTATTCACAAGCGTTGTCGTAACTATGGTTTGAGGAGTGGTTCCCGTAATTGTTGTTCCTGACACCGTTAATGCTTGGCAAGCCACGGATGAATTAGCGACTTGATACACTATAAAAAATTGATCTGTAATTGCAGTATCGTACATTAACTGTGCAAAACTGGGATAATTGGTTATAAGACCACTTGTAAAATAAGCCTCTGAACCAAAACTTAGGGAGCTTGCTCCACCTACTGTGCCAACTTGCATAATCCCCCGATAACTTGTGCCTGTGTCTACAAATAAAGACGCAATAACAAACTTGTCAGTTCCGGGCCATTCTTCAATTTGATGGTACAGATAACTTGTTGTTTGTGAATAAGCCTGAGTCTGACCCGCCCAAGAAATTGTGGTATAGGGGCTAGAGCCAAATGTGCCGATTATGCACTGAGCTTGAGAAGAGATTGTATAAATCAATACTAATCTGCCAGTGTTTGAGTGGTAAATAGCATCAAGCCAATCTACTGCATTACTTGTAATAACAACTGGCGTTCCCCAAGTGATTGAGCCACTTGACATTGTTCCTATAGAATATTCTGGGTATGAAGAGGTATTGTTATTTGAGGATATAGCAACAAACCTATCCTCAGTTGACGCATAAACAATCGCATTATAGTTATACTCTGTGGTTGAAGCCCATATGTCTTGAACATCCGCTATTGCCGCTGACGTAGTAGAACCCGACACTTCGGTAACTGTCCCATCGCTATTCAATATGACAGGCTTACCAGAGCTGGTGACGTTACCACTGGCGGTGAAACTTACTTGCTTACCTGCACCCGCAGGAAAAAGATCAGAGAGATTCGTCATCCTGTGTAATCCTTGATATTAATCTGTGTGGCTGTGATTGCTTTGCCTATAAGATGGTCCGTTGTAAAAGAAGTGGCAGTTGTCGCGTATTGATAGACAGAATCATTTTGCCCTCCAACCACATAGAGTTTTGTTCCGTCAGAATTAAACGCCATTCCCATTGGCGAGGTATCTTGACCAGCCACAGAAAAACTTACTGAAGCATAGGAAGCGGTAGATACATCAAAACCACTAGAGAGCGTGTATTGAAAGATAGAATCATTGTCATCTCCTACAATCCACATTGTCGTTCCGTCAGAATTAAATAATAAATCCTGCGGGTTAGCATCTTGACTCGATATGCTAAAAAGATCGGTAAAAGAAGCACTGGATACATCATATGCACTGGATAAAGCGTACTCATTAACATCATCTCCACCAATCCCTGTAATAAGCATTACAGTCCCGTCAGTGTTGAAAGCTACTCCGCGAACATCTGCTTCTTGAGCCGCAACACTAAAGTTATGAGTATAGGATGCGGAAGACACGTCAAAAGCCGAACTCAAGGCGTACTGGAGAATGCTAGAGTTATAAGCCTCAGCCACAAACATTATTGTTCCATCAGGTTTAAAAGCAATGCCTGAAGGGGCTGTTGATTGACTAGCGGTACTAAAACTCTGCGTGAAAGAAGCACTCGAAATATCAAACCCCGTGGATAAGGCATATTCGTGAATTGCGTTAGCTGAGTTTCCCACGACAAACATTTTTGTCCCATCAGTATTAAACGCTAGGCCAGTTGGGGCTGTATCTTGGGATGATACTGAAAATGCTTGAGTGTAAGTAGGTGAAGAAATATCGTAAGCAATGTTTGTCGATCCCGCCGCTATTGTTCCATCTGTCTGAACATAGTAATCAGAACCTATCGTCAAACCTGTTTGCACCTCGTTCCTAGAACCCCAAGTGTTTATCGTGCCTGTCGCTGTGTCGCTTATTGCGCCAGAGGCGATGCCTAAGAGGTTGGTTGAGGTGAGGTTTGTAATGTTGCCTGATGCTGTGTAAGTACGCATATAGGCGGTCGTGGTAGTGTTGTCCGTAATAGCGAGAATACTTTTATTTGCCACAGGATCAAAGCATTGAGCGCCACTGTACTGAGCGTTGTTTCCATTATCCGCCGACACTGGAGATGTCCAAGACATCGTTGTTCCGCTCATCGTTCCTTCTACAAGAAATCTATATTGATCTGCCCCTGCATCTTTTGTGTAAGTCGTAACGTGTTTATTGACTGAAGTGTCAAAACTACCTCTTATCTCATAACCGTATTCGCTTGCAACTACAGCTTCAGTACCAAAACTTACAGACGTTCCTGAGACAGTGGCTACGATATAATAAACATAGCTACTTACTGAAAGGTTTGTAAAACAAATTGCAATTTTTTCATTTACCGAGTCATAGGTTGCGCTAGGAGAATTTGGGTTTGTTGTCCAATCGACATGAGTACCAAAACTTACCGAAGTTCCTGAGACAGTGGCTACAGCGGCCCGACCCTCGTAACCTGTTCGATAAATTATTAAATTTTTGGTGCTTGAAGGATCGTATATGTTGGTTGCAGTAGACATCTCGCGTCCAGTGCTTTCTATTCGCACCAATGTTCCAAAGCTAACTGATGTGCCTGAGATTGTCGCAACGCAGCCATAGGGATAATTACTATAACCCCCTCCTTCTGCATAGCTAAAACTTACGACTGAAGCATTAGCAGAAGCGTTGTAAGCCGCGTGCGTCCGATAACCCTGATAGCTACCTATTTGAGTCGCAGAGCCAAAGCTAATGCTAGTTGATGAAACCGTACCTACAATTCCTTTCAGCTGACTGTTTGTATCATCACGAAAAACAACTAAAATTTTACTTTGTGACGCATCGTAAGTCGCCGAAATATAATCACAATGCACTGTTGCAAAGACTACAGCTGTTCCAAAAGTCAAAGTTGAACCAGACACCGAAACAACACGAGCCGTTCCGTAATTAGAATTTCCAGCATCTCGGTAAAAAACAACATCGTTACCACTAGCTGTATCGTGAACTAACGCAGGGTAGTAAGCTCTGTCCGTATCATAATCGGCTGTGCTGCCAAAACTTGCGCTTTGAGCATCTTCGCCAACTGCTTTAGCCTTCCCCGCCGCCGTAAGAATGACAGGCGCACCAGAACTGATATTACCGTCAGCTACAAAGTCTGTGTTGTTTTGACCGCCACCTGCTGGCAGCAGATCGGCTAAATTCGTCATTTATACGCTCCAACCAATGGTTCCATCGATGTAGGTCATAACAATTTCGGTAAAGTTTTTATCAAACGTCAGATCAGTAGCTGAACTGGCTATGTTGCTACCGTTTCTGGCTACAGTAAAACTTGTAGTTGCAGCAGCTCCAGTTCCATCCTTAATTGTAATGGTATCTCCAGCCGATGGACCAGAAGGCAAGGTGATCGTAATTCCTCCCGCTGTAGCTATGATGTAATCTCTATTGACCGCAGAGTAACTAACTCCTTTCAACAAAGGAGTTATCGCGCCAGAACCACCGTTAGCAAAAGGTAATACTCCTGTCACGTTAGCAGTAAGATCACAATACTGAACTGCTGTTGATCCTGTACCACCGTTAGCCGTAGGCAATGTTCCTGTGACGTTTGAAGCTAAGTTACAATAAGCAGTCGCGGTAGAACCTGTTCCTCCATTAGCAGTCGCTAGGGTTCCAGCCATAGTGATGGTTCCGCTAGAAGTTATTGGGCCACCACTATAAGTTAACCCAGTAGTTCCTCCAGAAACATCTATAGAAGTAACAGTACCTCCACCAGTTTCTGTAAAGTTAGCATCAATAACTGCTGCTCCTGCGCCAGCTCCGTCTGCATAGACATAAGCTTTAGAGCCGTTAGCAATCGTTACTGTACCACCAGAACCCTGCTTGATCGTAATACTCTGACCGCCAGTGGTAGAGTTCTCAATCATCCAGACCTTGGATACCGTATTAGGGCCAAGAGTAACTTCTCTTGTTGTGGTTAAAGAAACCGCAGAAGTAATCTTTAAAAACAAGGAGCGGGTAGGATCAGCCGTAGCGTCAGCCATCGTAAAGGTTTCATTGGAATCAGCAGCCATCTGCTTTGTTCCATAACTAAAAGCATCAGCCACTAACGAAAGGTTCGTGTTGGTAGATGTACCCCACGTTCCGCTTTCATCACCTGTCGCTATTTCTTTTAGTCTTAAATCATTTGCGTAAGTTGCCATTTCTATACCTCAAGTTATCAAGGGATGCTTGTCCAATTTGGTGTTTGAGAAGGAGTCATATTAATCCAGTTAGGATTTTGCGAAGGATCAATGTTTTGCCAGATAAGGACTCGACCCACCTCACCTGTTGCACTTAACCCTGTCGGATATACATTGGTTGCAGCCTCTACAACAAAAGCCGTACCAATCTCTGATGTGGCTGATAAGCCAGTAACAGGTATTTCTATTAACAAGTCAACAGTAACGCCATTAAGTACGCCTGTTGCTTGAAGTCCTGTTGGGGAAACAGTAGCTGGAGCAACAACACTAAAGCCTGTTCCTAATTCAGACGTACCTTCTACGCCTGTAGGATAAACTCCCGTTTGTTCTAAAACTCCTGCGCTACCAACTTCACCTGTAGCCTCTACTCCCGTTGCCGAGATTTGAGCGTTGTGATGTACAGTAACGCTACCTACTTGCCCAGTAGCTACAACACTACTTACCGCCACTTCCCCCGGAGCTAGAACATTGGCTGAACCAACCACTCCAGTAGCGGCAACTCCAGTTACGTTGACTGTTGCTCCAGCGACAATCCCAGCAGAAACTGTTCCTACCTGACCTGTCGCTTGAAGTCCAAGAGATTCTCCCCAAGCGCCGTCACCCCAAGCGCCTCGACCCCATCCCCCAATAACAATGGTGGCGGTTGTGTCTTCACCCCATGTTCCATCACCCCATGCGGCGCGACCCCAACCAACCCCAGACATTAAGCAATCCTAATCAACGCATTTGAAGCATCCGCCGTAGGCATAACAATTTTAAAATCACCAGCAGTAGATGTCTTATCACCACCAAAATCTAATACAACAATACTAGGGTCGCCAGCAGCAGTATCATTATAAATAAGTGCGCCTCTAGCTGTTATGGTCGCTGTGCTGAAAGTTAGATCATCAAAGTCCGTAAAAGCTGTGGTGCTACTTGATGTAGGCGTTACATTAGTAAGAGTACCTCCGCCTGCTGAATATCCGCTTCCTGATATTTCATTAGAAGTCGTATACGCAGTAGTAGCTGCGGTAAAAGATGCACTGTTATCATACAAGGCTAACTTAAAAGTATTGCCTGTACTTGCTGTAAAATTGTGTGTCCCAGTCATAAGTTCAGTCTTAAAACTGGTACACATATAGTTACCTGAAAAAGCCATTTAAAGCCTCCTAATGTGTTCTGCCAAAGAAGCTTCCCCGGCATTAAGTAAAAGATTATAGATAGTTGTTCGCTCACTTTTTGCAGATTGCTTCATGTAATATAAAACAATTTGTTGGATTTGAGATTTAAAAGCTTCTGCTTGTTGCCTTAATACAGGGTCAGCACTTTTAGAGATTGAAATTATTTTATTAGCACAATCAACTGAAAGTTCTTCAGGAGTGAAACCGCGATGGTGAGTGGTTTCTACACCGACCTGACCAACGTCAGATTTTATATCAACAGTAAACATTAGATTCTTACACTCCTCACAGCTCCTGACCTAAAAGCATCAGTAGTATCGTAACCCTCACCAAGAGATTTAAGTCGAGATACAGCATCCTCATACTTTGCGTTATACCAATCCATCTGGTCAGCCTCTCCCTTTAGAAAGGTGTAACCCTCAACAAGACAAGCATAGAGCAAAGCGTTTTCAGCATTTGAACCAAGCCAACTCTCACCGCTTGCTGTGGTAGTTATGGATTCAGGTTCAAACATATAATGAAGCTCAACCGCGTAATTAGCATCAGGTGTTGGACCAATAATAAAACGAGTGTCATCGAATATGCTGTAATACTTAGGAACACCCTGAGTAGCTTCTACTGGATAAGCCTCACGCATAAAGTTAACGTCTTTAAAAATTAAATATTGATAACCAGTATTATCAATCGCTAAAGAATAAGACGCTAAAAATCCATCAGGCATAGTTAGATAGGGATTTCCCTGACTTAATGTTCCTGTATCATTCCTGCGTAAATCAGGTATCTGACACGTTCTAAGAATTCTTTGTTCTGCCTGCGTAATAATCGTAGGCAAGTTAGCAACGAAAGTAGTCTCGCTACTTTCTAAATAATCCTGTATAGCCGTCTTTAATGTCGTAAAAGTAAAAGCCATTATCTGTGCCTAGCCGTTTTTCTGGCGATTCGTTTGGGTTGCTTAGAATGTTGCTTTCCAGCTTTCGTATCTTTTCTTTTCTTTCTTGTTGTTGCTGCATACTCTTTTGCAGACAAAGACTTGATAGCAGAAGAAGGCAGATATCTTTCTCCTGTTTTAGCGCTAGGCTTTCCTGACTTTGTTCGCCATTTTTGCTTTGTCCAGTTTTTTAATGATTTTTGAGATTTTTTAAGAGCCACGTTTTTTGCTACCTCGTTTTTTAGGTAACGATTTTTCAAGTTTGTCAGCTTGTCCTGCGTGTAATTTAGAAGCCTTGCGTAATTCTCTTATCATTTTGCGTTTTGCTGCGTCAGTAAAATTAGCCATCAGCTTTTATAACCTCCGCCTTTTTTCTTATATTCAGAAGCAAGCATCTGCGCTTTTCGTGCAGACCACTGACCCGGCTTTCCACCTTTTGACCCTGCTTTTATTCTGTTAAAAAGATTCTTACGCATGGTTGGTTTTGTATAATTACCAGCCTCATTTACACGAGACTTTGCCTTTTTCTTTGCTGGTGCTTTTTTTCTTGCTGCCATAATAATTAAGGCGTATTAGCCTGTCCTCCCATTCCGCTATGATTAGTACAATAATAATGAAGAGTAGGCGCTCCAATAGCTACAGTTATTTGAGTATAAGCTCCAGCATTACCGGGAACACCTGTGGTAGTTACACCTGTGGTGTACTCCACACCACCTCCCCAAGTTCCATTTGGTGTGGTAGAAAATCTTAAAGGATGATTAAGGTTGGTGCTGTCAGATTGGTCAAACCTATAAGTAGAACCCTCCACCAGAGAAACAGTAGGACTTACTGCTCCACCTATATAATATTTATTACCTGTTCCATAAGAGTTTGTTCCTGTTGCGACCGTAACAGCAAATCCAGTGTATACGTTTACCGTTCCACCCATATTAGAATGATTTTGACAGTAGTAATATAAGGTAGGAGCATCAGAAGCTACTGTAATTTCTGTGTAAGCTCCTGCTGAACCCGGCACTCCGTTTGTTACCACACCTGTAGTGTACTCAGTCCCTCCAGAGTGAGTACCATTAGAGGTAGTAGATAAACGAAGAGGATGGTTTAAATTAGAAGAATCAGATTGATCGAATCTGTAAATATTCCCTGCCTTTAATGTAACAGTAGCTTGTTGTGCGCCATCTACATAATACCTATTACCAACCCCCGGATTTGCAACGGTTATTGCAAAAGTTTCAGAAACCACACTAACAGAGCCAACAGCAGAAGTAGCACTTACCCCAGTTACAGATACACTTACATCAACCGCTCCTAATTCAACACTTACGTTTCCTAAATTAGTTGTACCTACAACACCCGACACGCTTACTGTCGAATCAGGCTCTGTAATTTCTACTTGAACTCTTCCTACATGTCCTGACATGTCAAGACCAACGGTACGGCTTCCCATTGCTGTATTACCACCGCCCACTGGATCAAAAGCCGAAAGCTCTCTGCTTTGAAAAAATCCACCATCGGGACGCGGATTTCTCAAAGCCTGCGGATCAGACATGTTAATCATCCCCAATCTCCACTGAGGATTGTCTTTATCTACCACATCTCTACCAACAAGCATTCCGTTGGGTCTGCCGTTCTCTATCTGAGGAACGAGGTCTTTTAGCTTGTAACGAAAACCTGTTCGGTCACAAAAGCCGAAAGCATGTTTTCCACTAGCGTAATTGCTCATAGATACTGATAACCGCCGGGAACAACATCGTAAGATGATTTATCTCTGACTGAATCAGAGGCCATAGTCCACTGCTCTTCATATATTTCTTTAAGCATAGGAATTCTGTTTTCTGCTTGCGGTCTCTTTAACGCAATCATGTAAGCTAACCCTGCGGTTAAACAGGTCAAAAAAGTAGGAGGTATGTTCATCTCCAAAGAAGCTGGGGAACCAGCATCTTCAATCCGTTCCATGTAGTAGTAACCAAATGTCCATGTTTGAGATGAGTCTGGTACAGGCCACACGTTAATCGTTATTCCACTAGGCGCTCTTTCAACCCAGTACTGTATAGGTCTTCCTTGTAACAGTTTATTAGTTTGTTGAGAATAAGTAGCAATAGACATCCGTTGCATAGTTAGGTCTGACTGTTTTGTAGTGTCGCCTGCGTTTGTTCGCATGTAGGCTTCAACTATGTCTAACCTGTCAACAGGAAGAGCATAAGCTCCCTGTCCCGGCGTTAATGTCAGGTTATCATTCTTTACCGTCCAAAGACTTAAACCCCTGTTCTGCCAATCAAGCATCAAAAGATTAAGGCTTCTTCTCGCTGTCTTATAGTCGTAGCCAGAACGCAACTCTAAACCACAGCGTTCATAAGCTTCTTCCATTACCTCGCCCAAATCGAGATTAAAATTATAAGTTCCGCTAGTCGCCATTAGACTATTCTACCTCGCGTTTGTCCCTGAACAGCTTTGCCGTCACCGACTCTGCCTCCTGAAAACATTTTTTTGTTAATACCAGCCTCACTCAGCGCAATAGCCATAGCTTGATTTCGATCAGTGACTTTTTTGCCAGAACTAGATTTGAGCTTACCGTCTTTAAACTCGTTCATAACGTAGCTAACTTTCTCTTTGCCTTTCATCGACACCTCCATCTTTTCCTAGCTTGACGCAAACGACTGTTCGGGTCTTTTGCCGCTTTAGGAAACTTTTTCATTTGTCCTTCAGAACGAGCGCAATATGACTTCCGTCTTTTTGCATTAGCCTTTGATGGTTTCTTTTCAGTAACCGCAGTTTTTAATTTGCTACCGGGGTTAGCTTTACGATAAGCCTTAACTCCTTTCTCAGTCATTCCTGCGCCTTTCTTCGTTGCGCGAAAGTTACCTGACTTGACAGAAGTTTTTATGCCCATCCCTTTCTTCTTGGTAGCACCACCCTTCTTGAGAGTACGTTTGCGATTAGTCGTTTGAGAGGTTACCACCAAGTTAGACGATGAGTTATTTCTGGGATTTCCATCTCTATGATGAACATCCTTTCTATCGCCTTTACTTACCTTGCCTTTCGACTTCAAGGTATTGCGAGCCGCGTTACGACCCGCTCTATCTTTTTTCTGCTTAGGCTTTGAGTGGTAATTAGCATACTCAGAACGATAGTTTCTAGCCATCAAACTGAGCCTTGTAAGCTTGCTTTACAAGAGTTTCTTTTTTTTCCCTGCGATCTAACTCAACACCAAACTCACGAGCAAATTCTTCAAGCTCGACTTTGGTCATTTTGTTTAGATCAGCCTTGGTTGTCTCTTCAACTTCTTCTACTGGATCAGCAGCCTTAGCAGCAGACTTAGAAGAACCACCCATACTCTTGAGCTTTGCTTTTGCTTCCGATTCAGTCATCAGGTCAAAAACTGCTATCTCACGATCACCATCAGCATTGATGCTACCAATCTGAAAAACTGGATCGCCATTACTGAAGTTACCGTTTTGAATTACCTGTAATTTATTAGCCATAATTTTTTACGCCTGTAATAATTACCATGTAGGTATCTAAGTTTGCTGCGCCACGAGTGCTAAACAAAATATCTCCTGTCTTACCCGTACCAGCATTGTTTGGCAAACCTGTGTATGAACTGAAGTCTAAAGTGTCAGCATAGTTCTCTGGTAGAGTTACCAAGAACTCATTGCTCGTAGCATCTAAAAATATATCAACCGACATACCGCTTGTGGAAAACTGAATACTAGAAATAGTAATACTTGTACAAGCTGCTTCAGTTCTAGGATGCGTACTTAACGCAGAGACATCTACTTTAGTAACCAAAGATTCTCCAGTGCCATCACTAAGATTAGTGAATTTCATGACAAGGTTTCGAGGCCCGTCATTAATTATTTGTGAATTGACATCATCTGCCATATAAACCTCCAATAAAAGCGGGGCAAGCCCCGCTATATTCTAGCCACTAAAAGGAGTTGCTAAAGTACCGCTGCCAAGGTTTACACCTTGAACCAGATAACGATTAGCAAATACAGCAGTTATAGAGAAGTAAGTCCCCGCTACACCACCTGTTGTTGTTCCATCAAAAACCAACTGGTAGTTAGAAGAACCGTTTGGCTCGAAGACATGAACAAGACCTAGACCAGCCTTACCCTGCACCATAGAACCAATCATGAGATCAGAAGATGAAGAGCTACCGATTGTAGTACTTGTTCCAGAAGAGGTTAACATCAAGAACTTATACTCAATACCCACATTGCTTAATGTGTTAGGACCGCCACCTTTACGAAAAGGGCCAGCAGACGCATTAAGAGCTGCCGCGTTTACAGCAGGAAGAGTAATAGTTAGTGTAGAGTTATTTATAAGAATTAGTTTACCCGCATGATCGGTAGGATTAATTGTAGTATCAGCCGTTAATGCAACCACTGATTCTGGTCCTTGATTGTAAGAACCACCCATTGATCTGATCGGGCCTTGAAATGTTGATAAAGCCATTAGAGTCACCTCTTTACGAAAGGATTAGTCTTAGCGTCTTCGTAAATGTCCACTAGGCTGGTCGCTAAAACTGCATGTTTCCTAGAATAAAAATCATATTAACCGTAGAAGGAAGAACATTTGAGCATTTTCTTACTCATCAAGCGTTTCGCTTCAGCTTCATAAATTTCACCAAAACGTGATTAAGGTTTTAGGCCAGTTAATATGACGTAAAAAAAAGAAGCGGCAGACATCTAACAAGGGATAAACAAGTAGATGCCTGTTATCCGCTTCTTATTCTACTTTAGGAACTACCCGGAGAACCGAATATTCCTAATGGGTCAGAGACACCGAAGCTGTAACGCTCTCGCGCCTTGTAGCGCACGTTACCAGTATCGAAATCGCCATCCATCGAAGTCTCAAGCGGAGTACGCTCGAAATGCTTCATACCATTAGGAACATCAGTAATCAAATAGAAGGAGTTATTGTCAGTCAAATAGTGATTGACAGAATATCCCTCTGGGATAGAACCGTTGTTCTTAATAGCATTGATGTCGTTGTCAGCGGTGCTAACACGCAATTCAGAATCTAGGATTCTAGTTGCAACAAACATCAGGTTAGGCGGAACAATCAAGCGTCTTGGTCGAGCAGCGATCAAAAGTCCACGCTCATCTGTGTAAGCAGCGATTTGAATTATCGCATCTTCCAGA